CCATTTATCTTTATTCGCTCCATCCTCCGAAGACTTAAACACTGAAGACAAACCACTATAGTCCTTTCCTAGAATCACACCATAAGAATTATCGCCTAACTTCCATTGGAATGACAATGCCTCTCGATCCAACTCCTTTTGTTCCTCGTCCCACGCTAGATCCTTATTAAGGACATCTTTCTTTGAATCTTCCCACCTATCAATCAACGCTCCGGTCACCTTTTCTTTATATTTATCCATCTCCTTGTTATAGATCTCGGATTTGACAAATGATTTCCGATAATCGGCGGCTATCTCAGCAGAACGCTCAGCCTTACCTTTATCAACACCTTTCTTTAGTTCCTTGCCAAGAACCTTGTCATACGTCTTTTTGTAAGCCTCACTCCCCTTTTCCTCCGCAACCTTTTCCGCTGTTTTTTTAGCGTTTTTAAGATCAGAATCGGAAATAACCCCCATTTTAGACAAAGCGTCCACGTCAAACGCCTTAAGAGTTTCTATGCCATCCCTTACGGACATATCACGGTTTCTCTCGATACCGTGTTTAGATTGTACATATTTAACCAAATCCCTTAATGGCCCTTTAGACCAATCCCAAGTTCTTCTTAAACCTTTCTTGGACACCTCAGAGACATCACCTATCAATGCCCTTATAGCCTCATTCAAAGGATTAAGGAATTTAGAGTCGAAACTATCCATATCCGCCTTATTCTTTGAAGACAAGGCTATAAGAGCGTAATATGGGTTCTCGTAATCCAGTATCTTCGATTTGGTTTTCTTGGCCAATAATTTCAAGAACTCATCTATAGCTGTTAAAGAGTCAACCATAGCCTCTTTGAACTTAAAACTGTCTGAAGATGCCACTTTATCCCAAGCGTCAACCATTTCCTTATTCAAAGGTTCTTCATTCTCCACTTCTGTTTTCGCTTCCCTAAACCGAACAGAAAAATCCCCGATACCCAAATCATTCCTCATTACCGTATCCTCGGCCACATCCATCAAGTTTCCTTGCTCCAAGTTCTTATAGCTTCTCCAGAGAATATAACGGAGGTCATTATCCGATAACTTGAAATCAAGGCTAATACCTGCCTTTCTCAACATATCAAGAAAAGCGTCCTTGATCTTTTCCCATAACGAACGCTCGGTCTTGTTATCGAAACCACGTTCCGCTAATTCAGCGATGTATTCCTCTGTAGCCTCACGCAAGTTAAGAGGATTGCCTTTAGTCCGGTCTATGATATTTTTCCGGATATCCTCGTTGGCGTTCCGATACACGTTATCAAGGAAAGTATCGAAATCATCCCCGAATAGCTCACGTAATCCATGATGTCCTACCGCCTCATGGAGGAAAGTTCTTTGAGCGTCACCTACGGACGTGGAATTAGGTGATACTATGACTATCTCCCCGGTAGAAGTGTCATACCAGCCTTTGGAATCTCTCTTACGGGCCAACATATTCTCATCCGTATCATTTATATCGTCCACGTCATGGATTACCCTGACAGGGGTATTAAACTTGGAAGACCAATCGTTGATTGAGGATTCAATAGTTTCTGCATTATTTAAGTTATCAGTGTCTTTATCACCTATAGAACGAAAATGAGCACCATCTATTTCTGAGGCTTGCTTAACAGCCTCATTTTTCGATGTTTCATCATTATGGAAAGAAAAATCCTCATTGTTTTCGGTAGCAGACTTTATTTGATTATCATTAAAGACCACATAGGATCTTCCTCCCATTTCTTCGTCCTCAAGGACTATCACAGAATCATACCCATCTGAATTTGATCGCTTGAAATCCTCTCCTGAATCATAATAACTCATTTCATCAACAAGTGATTCCATTGAGGCAAACTCTAAAGGATTCCTAACGTTAAGGTACACTGGTTTATATTTCGTATAGAAACCTATTTTATTATCATTAAACCAGAATCCTATATGTGAGGTTTTTGCCCAATCCTCGTTTGTAGCATTAAGATCAGTGACATCTCCCAGATGGGATTCGTCAAATGCATTAAAATCGGAATATGTTCCATGATATACAACCCTTGGCTCACCATTCTCATCGATCACTTTAGACGCATCCTCTGGATTATTTTCCCAATCACCGAACCATTCCTTAAACGCTTTCGTACGAACTTGTACCCATTGCTTTTCGTTAAGATTAGTAGGGTTGCCATTAGGAGCTTTCATATAAGATCCATCGGATTTCGCTTTCTTTATGATATTTTCCTCTTCGGGGATAATACGTGTCTCCCTGAAACGAATACCACTATCCGGCCTTGTCTCCTCAAAAGTGGGCTTTACCCTTATAACATGTTCACCCTCCCCTCGCTTATTAACTAGTTTACCGTTCTCGTCTTTCACCAAGGTCAATGGATCGGTATAGTTAAACCGCCTTACGATCTCATAAACACCATCATCACCAATATTAGAAATCTCATAGATAGAGTTGTTTACCCTTGCCTCTTTCAATCCACTCTCCAGAAACGCTTTTATATGCTTCCGCTCTGCGGAGGTAATATAATCGTCTTTATCAACCAAAGACAATTTCTTTACTTTTCGGGAGACATCTTCCACAAACAAAGGAATGATATCTTTGTTGTCTATATAAAGTGTTCCATCCTTACTTTTTTTAATATATTGTTTAAAAGAAGAATCGTTTACACCTATGTTAAATTTAGGAGATGTCATAGGAAGCCCATTATTGTAATAGGATTGTTTAATATAGCCGCCCTCTTTCTCTGCTGTTATACTATATCCGTTATTATATTTTGTATATTTTAATGTTATACCTTTGTCTGTAGTAACAACCTGTTCATCAATAATAGTTCCTAGATATTCATCTGCTTTTCCCGCAGGAAATAAATCCTTACTAGTTGGCGTTTTACCCGGATTATTTTTCATCCAAACTATCGGATCAACAGCAATGTCTAATAACGGATATTCATTAGATTTATCAGATCGTGATACAGTTAGAGGAGATACAGGAACTACACTCTTGTATTCAGAAAACGGTTTGGTCTTCCGGATTGAAGAATCAATCCATTTCTTGAACTCATCCAACGCTACCCCGGTAATGTTGCCTAACCCTTGCCAACCTTCCTCATAGTTTGACAAGTAAGCGGACCTAGCGTCTTCCAAGGAAGAGAATCCCATCATAACCTTATGCTCATCGAATGAGCCATCAGTATTCACCTGATCCACGACATACACCATGTCACTATTCATATCCGGACCTAGGAATACGTCTATATGATCACCATCCACACCTTTAGTACCTCGAATGTAACCGTAAGTGTTATTCATAACCTGCGACCACTCCTTTCCGCTAGCGTCCTTACCGGAACGGACGGAACCGGCGGGCTGCTCTATGGAAACATCGAAACCGTTTATCTTTACATGACCTTTCTTGTAATTCCCGGCCTCTTTCTGCGCCTCGGAAGGGTTAGTGTCAACCTTTAGCTCCTCATCGTGCAATCTCTTAGCCTCCACTATGCGCTCGGCATAGTCCAAGGGGTTCTCATTCTCCTTTGGGGAAGGAGCGACAAAAGATTTAGCCTCTTTCGCATCTTTTTCAAACACTTTATCTTGCAAGATAGAAATCAATTTCTTATCTTCGCTTCCAGAAACGAGGGAAGTCGTTTGATTAAAACCGGGAGTTGTCCCGAATAGTGAATCAATCAATTTCCCTTTTTCTATTCTAGTCAATTTATGATCATAATACCTATCACCATCTTTAGGTTTTACGAAAACCGCACGAACCGTATAATCAACGTCTCCGATCCTTAATCCGCATACATAATAATCAAAAGACTCCGCATTTACCTTTGAGTCCGTATTTTCTTGTGATGTCACAAAAATAGCGTTCTCTATTATCTTAGGAATAGCCGCTATACTTTGAAGTTGTTCCACATTCTTATAATCATGGTGCAATACTTCCTTGATCGCGTTCTTTCCCAAGAATATTGTTTTACCGGAATCCTTGTTTATATATTCACCCCTTAGAGATTTCCCATACTCCAAAGCATTTTTCTTATACTCTCTTAAGTCTTCGCTTGGAGATATCTCATTTCCTGTTATCTCTACAGGAGAACTATATCGTATTTTATCTATAATGGATGCGCCTTCTTGTGCAGCTCCATCCGTGCGATCGACACGGCCATCAACTCCCGTGTGTCCTTGCTTAATCTCTCCAACTCGCCCGGCCTGTATAGGTTGTTCTCCCTGCAATAACTGATCGCCTCCCTCAAGTAATCCGCCAGTTCCTCCTTCGTCATTTCGTTCAATCTCTTCATTTGATTCATTATTTTGCGCTAAGATAGCGTCTATTTCATTTTGTTCATTAATTATGGCCTGTATTTCGTCCGCAATCTCGCCATTAACATACTCTATTGTTTCCTCAGTGACAATCTCGGCCTGTTTGCGCAAGTCGTCCTCATACGCCTCGTATTCCTCCGGGGACATATGATAATTCTCCTCACACCACTCAGCGTAAGCGTTGTACTCGGCCTGTCTCTCACGCTCAGCGATCGCCTCACGGTTCCTCTTGACATAATCTATCAAGTCCCCACGTGTACGAGCGGAAGACAAGACCTCTATGATAGCGTCCCTTCCGGCGTTCGTATCGTTCTCATCGAAGAAGTTAGTGCCATTCTCCCTATCGGCAAGCTCCAATATCTCACCCGCCCTCTCTATATTAACACCGCCTTTCTCCGGAGAGGCGAACAATCCGAACATCCTCGCTGTCTCATTATTCCCGGCACCGGTCTCTTTCTTGTAACTGTCACGTGTCAATTTGATCGCCCCATTAGCCAGCATCATGGCCGCAAGCTCCTCTCCGCTCATAGGATCACCTATCACGGAGATCTCCTTCGCTATGACATCACCCGGCTTCTTGCTGGCCTCCTTGATATCATCATCAAGATTAGCCCAGAAATCAGCCTCGACCTTGATCGCCTCATATTCTTGTCGGGCTTTTATCAATGCGGCCTCGGCCTTATCCTCTTTTCCGATAGGGGCGTCATCGTATGCCTCTTGCGCCTTTTCCAAGGCATCAGACGCTTTTTTAAGGCTTTCATCGAAAGACTTTCTCGTCACCTCGATCTTCCTTGGCATCTTATCGCCATATTTATCATGGAGGAAATCCAAGGTCATATCCGTTCCTGATGATACGAAATCGGGTGTACCATCTTCTCGCATGACCATGGAAGGATTCTCTACATTGCTAGGTTGTGCTATCTGATCAATGGCACCTTCCGTCTCAATCTCACTCGTTGGCTGGTTGATCGCATCTTCCATGGGAGGTGCAGAGGTTATCTCGGCATCAGCACTTTCAACATTATCATCCTCTGGCGACACCACATTAACTTGTTGAGCGTCATATATGGCATCTTGAAGATCAAGAATCTCATTCTCTGTTATAGGCATAGCCGGAGCTGATCCCGCCTTCGGCGCTACCTGTCCTGTCTCCTTGTCCAAAGCCGCAGGTTGAGCGATCCAATCACCGTTCTCATCTTGTCCTTGAAGGATAAACGCATTATCCCCGTTCCATATGACCAATCCCGGCTTGGGTAATTGCGTCTTGGGATTATGATTCATGGCCATATCAAGTTCGGACTGGCGAGTAACCAATAATTGTTGACGATAAGAGTTCCTTATTTGTTCCACGTCATTTTCCTCTATATCGCTCAAACTACTCATAGGAACCATACGATTATTTCCGTTATCCGAGATAATGACGTTATCCCCATTTATGCTCCTTATATAAACTTTCTTGTTCTCAAGTCCTTCCTTGAACGTAGCGGTAGATATGACTTGTCTCCCATTAGGACTTATCGATACATAGGGAATAATATTATCAGACATATAAGAATCCACTTCGTTATTAATATTTTCTATCGATTTATCTTCTACCCCTTTAATTTTCTGGGTGTTAATATAGAAATCATAAGCTAATTCTCTTGTCTCATTATCTACACCTTTAAGCATCTCATTTATTTGGTTCTCACTCGCTCCATTATCTATATACTGCTCCATTCTTATAGCCAAATTTGGATTTTTTTCTGTTAGAGCAGTCCTCGAAGCTTCCATTTGTAAGGATAAATCCCTAAGATCTCCCTTATCACTCATATTACGTCCTTGCTCAAAGGCATCGTCAATTATAGACTTAGTGGATTGAGGAGGAGTGTTAACGCCTTGATCTGTTACATTGGAATCGGTGATAGGCTGCTGAGCCTGTTTGCCTCCTATTTTATCCGCTACGTATTGCGCACCTTTAGCCAACGCTCCGGTTCCAGTAAAATAAGCGCCGCCTCCCATACCATAGACAAAACTCTGCAATACACCATCGGTCAAATCCCTTTCCGGATCCGCACCAGTTATCTTATCCGTTATATTCTCCGCTAGCGTGGAAGACACCTCTTCGACACCTTCATTTACAGGTTCGAAAAACATACCGAATTTTTTATAGAGCTCTTGCATCTTACCCATTATGCCACGTTTGATAGCCTCTTGCGCCTTTTCCTTTCCTAGCGTCTTGAATAAGGTTGACATCCAAGCCTTGGATACGCCAGCGCCCAGCATCTCAGACAAGGATTCCGCTGTACCAGTAATAATAGCGTTAGATACCTTTGCGAACTCTCCCATGTTTGGGTTATTCTGATCGAGATCATCATATTTCTGGCTAGCCACTATTGACCCTATACCAGCGAGTCCGGCCGCTGGAGCTCCGGCCATTGTAGCGGCCATGGCCCCGATTGACATCGGAAGCGACTCTATGCCTTGCAAGGCTATATCGCCTATGGCACCCATATAATTCCCTTCTTTCCACAGATCGATAAAATCCTTGCCATTGTATCTGTTTGACCTTGCCCGGGAAAACTCCGCATCAGCCTTAAATCTATCTGAGATATCCTTGAATGCCCCGCCACGTGAGATCAATCCTCCAGTTGAGGATTCCAGTCCTTTGGACTCCTTATCCAAGACCCCAAAGATACCGGCACCAAGATCGGCTCCTCCTGCGTTCAGCTTCTGTATAGCGTCTCCTACCCAAGTATTCATGAAAGAAGAATCCTTCTCATACTCCGTAGGAGGTGGAGGAGTCGCAGTCTCAATCTTTCCTTTTTTACGCAAGGACTCAAAATTGTAATCAGGTGAGTTCGTCCACGGATTAACGTATTCCGATTGATCCTTCATAGGCACGTCAGCCTCTTGTCTTAAAGCGATAGGAGCAGGATTAGCTCTTGACTGAGAAACGTAATCTTTCCTTTCAACGGGCGAATACCCTAGGGCACTCTCAAATTTGGAGAAATCGCCTATCTCAGAGAAATAATCATCCTGCATCAGATGATCATAAACCAATTTTCTTTTCCCAGAATCTTTCATTTTCCCCTCAAAGTTTGAGAAATCACCAAGACCAGTATAGCCCCGGCTTATCATCGTATCATATAAATGTTTTATGTTAGAGTCCATGAATCCACTTGTATTTTTCGTTTACACTTTCTTTTGCATCATCATTCAGATTGATATTCTTATAACTATCAGAACGATCCTCAAGCATGCCTTTCAGCATTGGATACAGTTCCGGGAAATCAGCTAGCCGTCTACCAACTATCGCTCTCGCTTTGCTTATCTGATCACCGCCCTCACCCATCACAAGTTTAATATCATCTATATCTGATAATTTTAGATTCTCTTTTTCTTCCTTGGTCAAGGAAGAGTCTTGCTCAATTTCTTTATTTTTTTTAGCAATCAAATCCTTCATGGCTTGATAGGCCGCTGTAACAAATCCGTCCACCTTATCTCTAGGTATACGAAACTCTTCATTATCTCGACCAAACAGTACAATATCCTTCGCTCCTCCAGAACCACCAGATCTTATGTTAGCGACCTTTATCTGGTTCGCTCGGTTCGCCGCCTCTTCCTTGGATCGGTTCTCTGCCTTGAATTGCTCCGTAGCCATTCTGTTCGCTTGCCTGTACGCCTCCAATGTCATTGCGTTAGCTTGCTTTTGATCGATCTCGCCCTTCCTTATCCTAGCGTCAATATCCTTCAAGGCCAGATTCAAACGATAATCCCTCTGCGCCTTTTGCCTAGCCGCCTCCAGATCACGTTGATAGGCTATCTCACCCATCTTGGCGTTCGTGAGCAACGTATCGTATTTCCTCTTCAAGGCGTTTCTCCTTTCCGTTATCTCACGTTGCCTAGCGTCAAGGGGAGCGAGATTGTTCACGACCACGGGACTCGATCCCTTGGCCGTCCCCACCATTCCGGCTATGTTGCTTATCAGGTCGCTTATCCCTGTTATGGCACGTCTCGCCCGGTCGTTCCTCTCACGTCTCGCCCTTTGCTCGCCCGTCTCGTACTCGGGATCGCTCGTACGCATCATCTCGATAATCTCCTCCGTGGAGTAAGGATCACGCTTACCCGCCTTGATCGCCTCGCTTTGTATGTTCCAATATCCTTGCGGGGTTATCTCACCCGTGTTAATGGCTTGCTCGGCTGTCATATCTGCGAACTTGTCATACATGGACAACGGGGCTGCCTCTGGTTTCACCGGCGCTTGCGTTAAAGATGGGGCCTGCAACGGGGCGGTCCCCACATCCGGTATAGCCGTTCCCACCGTACCGGGAACAGGTGCCGGAGATTGTACTTGAGGCTGTGGTTGCGCCACGGGCTGGGATACAGGTACCTGTGCCGGCACGCTCGCACCGGACGTGGCTTGAGGAGCCACGGCTTGGGCGTTTCTCCTCCTCTCTTCCTCTACTAAATCTATTCTTCCCGCCATATCACTTCACTCCCGCCCATTTACCAAGTTTTGTGCTCCTTAAAACGCCATCGCCAAAAGCGTCGCCAAGACCTCCAGCCGCCGTAGCCAATCCCGCCGCTTGCGTGGCTACGTTCGCCGCCTTTTTAGAGTTTAAATCCATCTCCGCTTGGTTGAATGCGGTCTGCTGGTTTACATAATTGTTACGCACACCCTCCTTATAAGCCTCGGCTTGGCCTACGATATCGCTAGTCACGTCCCCCAAGACCTCGTTGGCCGCTTGTTTCTGCAAGGCCACGGACTCATCGGATGCGCCCGCAACGGCGGCGGCACCCTCCGCCCT